ATGGTTAAACAAATAAATTATCAATTAACATGTGAGAGTATAATTAGTAGTGTGATGCTAGGTGATTGGCTCTCAGCAGAAAAGTCGAACGATGAACAAAAGAAGAAAACTGCACTACTAAGACTAGCTCAAATATGCCAGTATGATGATTTCCCAATAAGTGAATTGCTTAAATTGGCTCACAAGCGCAATAAGATTTTGTTTTTTACTCACCAAATAGATATAGATAAGCTCAAGCTAGAAATAGAGGAGAAATTAACTGAGTTAAACAAAAGATACTCTCTCTAGTCTGAAAAATGATATAATTACAATATCTAGGAGGTGGTAAAGTGAGCTTGAAATCCAAAATTTATAATGCATTAAGAATCTGGAACGACTTATCGGCAATAAAAAGGGGGAAAATTGGCAAAAGAATTGGTAGACGAGCAGCAGGCAAGATAAGTGGCAAATTTATTGGTAAATTATTCAAGTAAACACCATGCTGATACATAATAAACAACAAAAAAAATAATATCAAAGGGGATATGGGAAAATGGAAAATAACAAAATGGATGAAATATTTAACTTTTGCGGTGTAAATAGTGAGGAAAACAAGCAATTACTTAGATTTTTAATCAATACTGAAGAAGATATGTCTCTATTCATGGACAAGTACTATACAGGTGAGATAGTACCTAATATGAGAGATTTTCAGCAATATAAAAGGTCTCAGAATATGATGTCTGAAGATGAGTTCCTAGCAAAATTTGAAGAGAACAAAAAAGAGGCTCTTGAAGGTTTGCTCCAAGAACCGATATCAGAAAATATGTTGGGGTATATGTCTAAGCATAGTGTAACAGAAAAAGAATTATATGCAAGGTATAAGCAATCTCCAAAACGCTCATATATAAACTTAGTCCGAGGATATCAAGGAAGTGTCAAACCAGCTCATGACACCCTGATTCAAGAATAGAATTGGACAAATTAAATTGTTCTATATAATGAACGAAAACCATTGACATTGTTCTTAATTTAAGTATAATTAAGATAAGGTCAAAGATAGTCAAAGTCAAATTTAATCAAAAAAGGAGAAGATGTAAATGGGAAAAATAATTGATTTTAATGAGATTCTTAAAAGAAAGGAAAAAATGGATAAGATAAAACTGCAATTAGCTGATGAAGCATCTACTAAAGAAGCTCTAAAAGATTTAATTAAGGAAACAATTGAGGATTATACCATAATGCTTAATAAGTCAATAAGTATTGCGGAGTCAGCAATAAATATGTCCAAAAAACAATCACAAACAATTGAAGAATTTAATAAAACGATGATTCCATCTAATAGATCAGTAGAGCAAATAGATAGTCTTGTCTCTGATTATCTTGAAGAAAAGGATATGGCAAACGAAAAGCAGAATAAGCTTGATATATTTTCATTTTTTATAGAAGAAAAAGGGTTGCATGATAAATTTATTGAATTTGTTCAAGAAGTTTCTAAAACTGAACAGAATGGCAGGTTAGACATTAAAAATGCTGCCGATGAATTGCTTAAAGAACATGGAGAATTTATGATGTCTGAGTACTTATTTGATAATTATACTGTGGAAGAGAATTAGTGCAATTATAATTCATATAAGCCAATTAGAAGCTACTGACATGCTTTATAGATGATATAATATATTTGGTCTAAGATTATACTAAATCTGCCACAGTAAGCGCTTATAAGGTGGAGCAGTTATTAATAGGAGGTGAAAGTATGCTAGATATTACAATAGATATTCCATGGGTAACACCTAATGAAGAAAAATTAGAAGAAATTGTTAAAATAATCGAAGATATGGATATTTGAATACGATTTAAGAAAAGAGGGGCTGTGGGTTAGTGAAAAGTAAATTGATAATACCAGATGACATTCCTTTGCTCATTCCTGATGAAAGAATACCGGGAATACTAGAAATAATAGAAGAGTTATATAGGTGAAAATTGGATAGTTAAAAAATAAATCACAAAATCCCATTGACAACTGACATCAATGGGTGTATATTTAATAGTGGACACCTATTTTTACACAAATATAGTATTTTATCATTTTTATTTTATGGTATGTCTTATTCTATCGTACTAATTTTATTAAGTCAAGGGTTAATCTAATTAATTTTAAGGAGGTGAGAAAATGAAAGATGGATGGCAATTTATAGTTGAAGAGTATCGCCAACATAACAAATTTCTGATGGAACAAATTAAAGAAAAGAACATCGAATTAAAGAAGTTAAGAAACGATCTGCAACAATATAAAGAGAAGTGAATCATGCAAAAATTAAGGGGGTGGTTAAATTGAAATAAGTAGTTGAAATACCATTGAAAAAAAATAATTAAACAAGGAGGAAATAAGTTATTGTCAACAACTGAAATTAAAAATACTATCACAATCCATTCAAGAAAAATGGCTATATATCTACAATGCAGAGGTTTTGTGCTTATAAATATGAAAGAAAACCTCTCTAATAGCTTCAAGGTATTCCTTTTCTCTGATACTCCTGAAATAAGAGAAGCTATGTCAGACTACAAAAAGGATAACCGATTCCACACCTTTATTACTAGGATAGAAGGGCGGTAATAATTGTTGGAATCAAATATCATAATTCAAAAAAATGATGCTCTACATAATGTTTATTCAGATACTTATACAAAAAAGATTCAATACTTAGAAAAAATAATTACTACATACGAAACAGAAAGTGACATATTTAATGTCCTAGACTTTGAAGCTGGATTCGGTAAGAGTCGTTACAGCGACTTAATCATTAAGCGGTACATAGAAGAGAATGCTTTCGCCAATCATAGAAAGTTTTTAGTAGTAAAGAGATTCAATTCGGAGGCTGAAAAATCAGCTGCAACGATAAATGAATTAAATTGGATAAGTGGAAATGTTGCTGTTGCTATAACTGCCGAAAATTGGAAAAGTCATTGGAAGCTTAATGCTAATAGACTAAAAGATGTACCTGTGTTATTTATATCCCACCAAAGGTACATTGATCTGTGCTTAGACGATAAAATGAGAAAAATATTTACGGAGGGTAGACATACTTTGATCGTGGACGAAAAAGTTAATTTCCCTATTTACACATATTCAGACAGACTCTATTCAGTAGTTCGGGAAGTAATCCCTTTTAGATATCGTACTCTATATGATGATGTTTGTTGTTGCTTCCAAAGTTATTTGGCAAATAAAGAAGAGAAACAGGAGACCAATACTATAGATCGTGTCAGGTTTAAAGTAGATAAGACTAAACTTGATGATCTGCTAAAAATAATCAATGAACTATTAGTTAAGAAGGAAGTAAAAGGTAGTCAACAAAGGGAACTGCTCAAACAGATGTATTATGGGTTGCCAGTGTGGTTGTCTCAGATGTGCATTTATAACAGTCGCAAGATAGTTACTAATAATCCTAAGCATCAACATTGGGGATTGAATAACAATATCATTCTTGATGCTACAGCCTCCTTAGATGGTGTTTATTACATGAATAATGATAAATATAGGCTTATAAAGCAAGGTAGGATGATTGACCATAACAAAAGTACATTCACACCTATTATTTATAATTCGTCAAAGAGTAATGTATTAAAGGATAAGGAAGTATTTTTTGAGGAAATGGCAAAAAAAATTAATGCTAGTCACAATATTAATGACAAAACTTTAATAGTGACACATAAGGACTATGCAATGGAGATTAAAGAAAAATTATTAAAGTATGTTGATGGGTCTCTAATCTGGAATGATAAATTTAATGACAATGATCCAGATTACAATAATGAAAAATTTGCTATTGCGTGGTATGGGAACCTAATTGGCAAGAATACATTTAATAAATTTGACAATGTTTGGCTTTTAACTAAACCTAATATTCCAATTAGTAACTATTTAGTTCATTACATGCAATATTCCCAGAAGTCTTTAGGTAACAAATCATTGGCACTAGAAAAGGGTAAATTTAAAAATCCATTATTTAATCTTGTACAGAAAGGCTATATAGCCTCAGAGACATATCAAAGTCTTAAACGAATACAAAGGGTTGCTGAGCCTAAAGGTAGATTTTACATAGTAAATAACGATATTGATCTCGTAAGAAGTGTAATTGGACAAATTAATGATGCAATTTTAGAAGAACCAATAGAATTGGATTTTATAAAAGAAAGAAAGCAAACGAAGAATAAATCTAAGTGCGACAAGGTTTGTGAATACATATTTTCATGTAACAAAAAGGAAATTGCAAAATCAGACCTAAAGAGAAGCTTTGACATAAAAAACTTTACGCATGAGATTGCTAAAAAACAACGCTTCAGCAGGTTAGAAGAGGAGGGGAAAATCAAAGTTTTAACTAGAAAAATACTCGTTTTATAAAAGGCTAACAGCTACTTAGATATTACAAAGATAAATTTTTACAAATTTACTTTCCAATATTAACAAAGTTAAATTGAATACTACAACTTAATAAAAAATAAATAATCACTAATCTCTAAAAGGTAAACTGTTAGGAACTTACCGTTTATATATAGGTACTTGTTAGCCTTTTGCCTGTAACCGTTGGGGGACAAGGGTTTGAAGAGTTGGTGATTTGAAAGAACTTTTTATTAATGCTATGAAAGTGTAACTAAAAGGTAATTGTTAATTTGATAGCCTTGCGTATCAAAAATATTGGGAAACGTCGTAGACTTTCCTAATAACTTCTCTCAATAGGAGTTAGCTTTAATTAATATCAAAAATAAAATTCAAAAGGAGATTATTAAATTTGAAAAAGGATAAAACATGGAAACAAATTGAAATGAGAAGGGTTGTCAAAGAAGAGAAAAAATTAGATTTAAGTCATGATTACCAATATGGGGGTAATAGGTTTAATAATACATCATCAACTGGTATTTCGACTTTCTTCCACCAATTAAACAAGGAACTAGTAGACGAAGGATTGTTGCAAGCGGAACAAATTAATGGCTACTTACATACTGCTTTAGGTGATAAAGAAGCAGGAACATTAGTTGAAGAGTTGAGTGATGTTGTCGAATCCGAATATTATCACAGGAACTATGCTGGCATAAATAAAAAAAGCAAGTTGTCGGAAGAGATATACATAAATCGTAAATTGGAGTCTTTGGCGGACAAGTTAATCACATCAAGTAATAATGAAGAATATCCAGTAATGAGCAAATATGCTGAGGACATGAACTCTAAAAGAGAAATGTTAATTAATGATGTTGAAGATGACGATGGGAGAATACTTAGCAAATTACATCCAGATATAGTTGAGTTATTTAATAACGAACATACTCAAAGACTTATCAATAATTATAAGTTGTCAGAAGAAGATAAACGGAAATTAAGAAATAAGAATGTGACAATTAAGGATTTAGACAATCACCCTGAAATGATGACAATGTATCTTGCTGCCATGACTCTTGAAAATGAACTTGGTGTTAGTGAGCAGTTTACAGAAGAAGAAAAGCTAGAAAAGAAACTTACTTACATAGAAAAATATAACGAAATGTTGTTAAAGGAAAAGGAAAAAGCCTTCAGTCGGTGGAGTGAAGGAAAGTCAAGGTTAGACGATGATAAGATCATAGAATACAAAGAGAATCCGTATAAGTTTGAGTATTTGTTTGTAAATAGTGTGTGGAGACCACTAACAGAAGAAAGTGAATTAGAAGAAAAATGGAATGAAGTACTAAGGTTTTATGGAAACGCAAATAATCCAATTAGCCAATACAATAAAGCTAAAAGGATTAAAAATGATATTACATATGAGATCGGTTATATGAAACAAAGGCTAGAGCCACCTGTAGGATTTAGGGGGCAAAAGGTAACGGAATATGACATAAGGCTAGATCAGAAAGAGTTAGAAACTAAATTTACCTTTAGTGATAGCAAGATGATTGAAGGGTTATTGCAAGTACATAATGGGTTATCATCTCCAGTAAAAGATGAAAATGGCAAATCAATAAGATACAAGTACGCTATACCATTGTTTCAGGAGTTAGAAGATAAGCATGAGGGACATAACACATATATAGGTCATCATATCATAGGAAAATTTAGAAGGTTATGGGCTGCAACTAATCTAGCAGACTATGAAAATAGTATAGTGGATTTAATAGTTAATTGTACACATACAAAGGGAAAAGGTGAAAGCAGGGAAGACTTTTACCAACATATTATAGATACCCTCAACCGTACATATGATTTTGAAGTACATAATGAAAGACAACTTCAAACGTTGATAAGAAAGTTGTCAAAAAAGATCAGCAATACATACTTAGATGAAATTGAAATTAATAAGCTTGGAGTAGTAAAGTGTAGCAAGTGTAATGAGGATAAAGTAGCTAGTCCTCGGAATTTTGGAAGCAATAAAAATAACACTGGGAGGAAAGGTTTAAGATCAACTTGTAGAGAATGCGATAACATATAAAAATAACATAAAAATTATCATAAGTCAATACATTTATACATATTTTCTTAATATTTTGTAGAAATCTCTCTAATATAAGTAGAAGGAACAATGTTCCTTATTGGTCATTTTGCAAAATGATTAATCCAATCCAAAGTGTGCGAGCAGTCTTAATTGATTGCTCGATCTTTTTTTATCTCTAACTAAATAAATTGAATAAATAAATTGAATTGAATCTGAAGGTAGGTGGTGATTTTGGATCGAAATGAGCGATTTGATCTTTTAACACAAATGAAACGAAAAGACATTAAGGTAAAGGATGCTGCTGATCATTTAGATTGTTCTAGTTCTCTAGTTAGTCTCTTCCTAAGGGATAAAGGAAATATGGACAAGCAAAAAGTGATTAAGCTAAAGCAGTACATTAAAGATAAGCCAGAATACAAAATTGGCAAAATTAAAATTGAATAAATATTATTCTTTAATATAGTCTTCCATAAAACTTGTCGTTGCCTAAGCGACATTAAATAATTTAGGATTCATTTATTATTTTCCTAATTGTCCGCATCGGCTCTGTAACGGGTCGCCATTCAGCACCTCGGACGTAAAATAGATAAGGTGTTGGGCATATTTAAGCATTTAATGCTTTACCTTATTGGTATTGTATTTGATGGTTAATTTCTCCTAATATAATTGGTGTGATGCTTAGTTGGGGAGTTTGCGTAGCTTCCCAACTTTGTTGTCATGCGCAAAAATGAAAGGTGATTACATGGCTAGGCAAAGTAAAAGAGATTTTGAATATTTGATGAAGAAATTTAAGAAGAGTTCTTCTGAAAATATAAAAGACAATAAATCGAGAGAAAAGAGGCATAAGGATGGGAGAAAAAATAATGGAAAAAAGAGAACCAACAAATCCGATAGTCAAAGAGAGGATTAAATTTGAGGAAAGTTTAAATGAAGGTGATCGGTTCTTGTATGAGTTGATATATCAGGCTTCTCAAAAAAGCAATAATCATCACTATAAAGGTACTTATCCTCTCTATAGACAAATCATTGAATCGCAGGATGAAATAATAAAACGGTTAGATAGTATCGAGCTATCACTAAAATCAGGGTTAAAAAAGCCAAAAATACCTAAGATTGAAATTGATTGGTTGGAATCATGAGCATAGCTAAAGTAAGAGAAGAGATGTTCAATGCATTGGAACAAGAAGAGTTGGATTTGTCGATTACTATACATAATTTATTGAATAATTTTAGTTCTGGACAAGAGGAGCAGGAAGCTACAATTAATCTTATGTACGAATATTTAACAGCAAGTATAGAAATGGTTAGTCGATATATTACATTGTTAGAACAAAAGGAGAGGGTAAATTGAGTAAAGTTTGGTTAGTAGCTGAAACGGATTTTATTGAAGATGGATTAGATGGTGTGATGGTAATAAAAGCCGATACCGAAGAGGAAGCAATAGAGAAAGGTATCAGGCGGTTTGCTGAGGTTGATTCCAAAAGGGAAAATTTTAGAGAGTATGTTAATGAAGGAAAAGATTGCCCAGCCTTTTCTATTAATGAAACCTTATATCAGGTTGATAGGAAACATAGCTATGAAATTACAAGAGAACAGTATATGGATAATGTAAATAAATTATTTGCTGGAAATGAGATATTTAAGAAACAATACTTAGATTATGTGAATGGAAGAGAAAACCAAAATCCGAATTTCTCGGATGAGTTTTATGAATTTGTTTGTATAAGATTATGCGAATTACATGAATGGGCAGATTTTGAGGCAAGGGAAATCGAATTATGACATATAAACCATACAGCGAAAGAGAATTTGAGAATAAAAAAGTACTAGATAATGGATGGTATTGTAATGTATGTAGGCAATATTTAGAACGCTCAATTGTCGATGATGAGTTTGGGTGTGGTAGATGTTCATTGGATGATTGGAATGCTGCAAGGCAAGTTATACAGGTTGAAAAGGTGAATGAAAATGATTAAAAATATGCTACCAACTTTAATATTTGGATGGTTAATTAAATTTATATTTGTCGAAGCAATCGTATTAGGTATTGTTTATTTAATTAATGTTATTGCTGGATTAACTATTAGTTATTTGTTAGTAGGCGGTATAGTTGGAGTATTATTTGTTCTTGGTTTTATATACTCTATGGTTGCTTATAAAAATACTAAATCAGCTATCAAAAAGATTGGTGATGTCTTTGACGATGACTTCTTTAAATAGAATTAAGGAAGAGTTGATTGAGCAGGGATATGATATGGAAGCAGTGGATCTGGCTTACCTGAAATCAACTAGTGTATTAGATTGGATAATAAACAATAAGAAAATGGATGAAAAGCAACTACATAATTACTTAAAGTCAATATTGCTGGATAAATTGAATACATAAACTTGGAAGCCAATTTAGGCATTTTTATTTTGGAGATTGTTGTAATGAAGCAATTTAATACTGTATAGCAATGTGCTTATCTCCTGCATGTTGTGGTGTTAGATTGTTTCATTACAATATTTTAGTTTTGCAAATGGAGATGAACAAAGGAGATATTTGAATGGCAAAGGGAAAAGGAAACAAAAAGGTATTAGCCAGTATTAATTACAGTATTGATACTGTCAAAAAAATAAAAGATAATTATAAATTTACAATAGAAGAAAAGCAAGATATTTTACATAAGTTTGTCGGTACAAGTCCAGATAACAATTCGTATTTTACACCTGATGTTATTTGTAATTGGATTAAGCAATTATTGGATATACAAAGTGGAAAAGTAGCTGATTTATCTGCTGGAGTGGGTAGCATGATTAAGCCACTTGTTGAAAAGTATGGCTCATTACAAGATGGAATAACGTTTGAAGCCTATGAGTTTGATACAAATAATAGTGCTGCTGGAGAGATAGCATGGTCAGATTATAGCCAAGTTAATTATATTGGTGACTTTAATTCAATCGAACAACACGAAGAGATACCAGATGATTATTTGTATATAGTCGGTAATCCACCATTCTCAGGAAGTATTCCTTATTGGTGTGAGTGGAATCATGCTAAAAATGGTAAAGCAAAGAATAATAATATTTGTGATGCCTTTGTTGACTTGAGTGTACGGAAAGTAAAGGATAAAGGATTTATTGCTCTAGTGCTTCCCTATGGACATTTATACAAGGGAAATGCTACTGCGAAGTTAAGGCAGTGGATGAAGTCACAGGTTGCTTTAAAAGGTGTATTTCCGCTTGATCAAGATACATTTGCAAAGGCTGGTATTAACGGAACAACAGTGGGAACTTGTCTTGTTATTTGGCAAAAAGGTGTGGCACAAGAGGAAGTATTTTTTGGTGAGTTATGTGATAAAGACGATATCGTAAAAGAGATGGAGTCAATGGCTAGGCAGTTTCAACTATTTCTTTCAGGTGATTATGAAGTTAAATATTTATCGGATAGTGCTTCAAGACTGCGTGGTAAGGTTGAACAAAAGATTAAGCCTTGGACGGGTGAAGCAATATGACAGAAGTAAAATGTTATGGATGTAATGAAGATACATTTAGTTTCCTTGTATCTGAGTATGAATTGAAGTCAGGAGGCAAGGTTAATGTCTGCATAGAATGTGAGAATAATGCGGAGGTATACTTTGATAAGATTAAGAGAAATTGTCTTATTGATGGCAAGGCATATGAATTAACCGAAAATGACAGAAAGCAAATTCGGTTGGAACGAAAGCTGAGACTAGAAAAAGAAGAAGATGAACGGATCTTGGACTGTAAAAAGTCCATTTTTTATTTCTCCAATGTTCCTTTAAAGAAGCCAGAGTATAACCATCAAGCGTTAAAATATATCAATGAGTTTGTTGGTGCAGATGATTCAAATGAGGATCATATACAACGATTCAAGTTTAATTATGCTATCGGAAAGCATTGGCATCTTGAAGAATGGGATGGATTAACCAATGTACATATTTACATTGATGAAGTAAGCAAGGAATATCAAAAGGTTAAGAAGCCAGAAGAAACAAAGTGGAGAGACAGAACACGTAAATGGTACTCAGGGCGATTCGAGTGTGATGAATCGTTCTACAATGTAACATTTGGATTTAGCCAATATGATAATGAGCCATGTGGTGATGTATATGTGAGTTATGACTTTATTTGTAGTAAGTCATATAAGATAAGCCGATTGGTCAAAAAATTATTGATTGAAGATGGTTGGGAGGTGCGAACAGATGAGACATGAAACTCATTTTAACTTTGATGGTAAATGGTCTTACGATATGGGCGTAAGTAAAGTCAATATTGGAGGAGGTTTATTTGAGGATTTGATTGTCTCATCTAAACAAATAATGGAGGAAAAAATTGAAGGGCGTGATCGTCCTTATTTTTATGGGGTTGATAAAGAACCCCTCTCCTTCCCCCTCCCTATTTACTTTGATGACAATTTATCCAATGAAAAAATTAGAGAAATATTACGATGGCTTAATCATGATGATTATCGTCCTTTTTATATGATTGATGATCATAATCGCAGATGGTATGTAATGATTACGGACAATGCTACCGCTATACATAACGGTATTAAAAGTGGATACATGGAATTAAATTTACGTACCGACTCCCCCACTACTCTTACACCATTTACTAAGTCAAAATTATATAGGTTTGAGAACAATGTAAATGGAGAGTTGATTAACTTTGAAAATAGAGGTGACTTTAAATGTAAGCCTATTGTACATATCTTGAAACGTGGTAAAGGAGATATCTCTATAAAAAACATGTCTAACAATACAGGTGAATTTAAAATTACAGGATTAGATGATCAGGAACAAGTTACGGTAGATTGTGAATATCAAGAAATAAATTCATCTGCAAATAAATTTAGATATGATAGTTTTTCTAAGAAATATTTATCATTTGTACGTGGAGTTAACCGATTAAAAATTGTTGGTGATTGTGATATATGGTTTGAAACTGAATTTAAAGTCTATTAGAGAGGAGGGTAACTATTGAATAGATTTACAATAAATAAGAATAAGCCAATACCTAAATTAGAGTTATCCCTACATAAACCTAATGGAGAACAAGTTGGGAACTTAGTTGATGTTTATGATAGATCTGGTAACTTTTCTTTTGGTCAGTTTAACGAACTGGAGTTAAAGATCCCCAAGTTTGTAGAGAGAAAACATGAAAAAGTTAGATATGCTGAGTATGATAAGATTAGGGAAAGGTATTTAGTTAAGGCTACTTACGGTAATATGTTTGATGAATATTTAATGGTTACTGGTATTGAAAAAGCTAAAAATGGTATGCCATATAAAAAAGTAACATTAAAATCCAGACAATTTGAGCTAAATGGTAAAAAGGTTAGAGACTTTGATACTGGTTCTATTACATTAAGAACAGCTTTGGAGAAAACACTAATTAATAGTGGTTGGTCAATAAGGTATACGGATATTGATTTTTTTAACGAGAAACGCTCCTTTGAAGAAAAAAATATCTCAAAGTTGAATTTGTTGTATAAGATTGCTGAAACATTTGAAGGTATATTGCAATTTGATACCATAAATAAACTAGTTAGTATCTACAAACAAGAGAATCTTGAATTAGATTTAGGATTAATGGCTTCTTACGGTAAGTATACTATCAATGCTTCCGAGGAGTCAGATTCGCAGGCTATGGTTACACGGTTATATGTATATGGTAAGGATGGACTTAGCATAGATACTATTAACCCTACAGGTTCAGAGTTTATTGAGGATTTTTCTTATTTTATGCAGGGTTATGAGACTGATGATAATGGCAATGTAGTTGGATCATCTCCTTATATGAGTGATAGTTTATGCCAAGCTATAATTGATTATGATAAGTTAGTTAAATCGAAAGAAAGCGAATATAAAGCATATGTACAAGAAAAAGAACCATATCTTAATCAACTTAAAATATTGAACGAAGAAATGGATACTCTAAATGAAGAGCTGCAAGTAATATTAGATAACTTGGACAATGCAAAAGCTGGGAATGAATCTACAGCTCAACTTCAAATAGACGAAAATAATAAGCGGAATGAGATTAATAATAAACAACAAGAGATTGATAATGTACAAAGCAATATTGATCTTATTGATGCTGAAATTGAATTGATTTACCAAGAATTAAGTCTGAAAAATAACTTTACTCCTGAGCAGATAAAAGAACGTGAAAATTATATCATTTCGGAAATTTTCGAGGATAATAGGTTCACTGTGGTTGAACAATTATATCTTGCTGGCATTGATAAGTTAAAAGAAAATAAAGTCCCAAAAAGAAAAATTGACTTTACTCTGGTTAACTTTTTGAATGCAGTTGAATGTCAAAGGGATTGGGACAAATTAGGTTTAGGATATGTCATTCACATGGATTATGAACCTTTAGACATTGAATTTAAGGCAATGATTACAGAACTTAAGATTGATTTTGACGGTAAAAAGCTGGATCTAGTTGTTAGTAATGTAAGACATACAGATGGAGCGAAAAGTTTAGTAGAATTGTTATACAATAATGCGGTCAGTACATCTGCAAAGTTGGAAGCCAATAAAAATTTGTGGAATGAAAGTGCCGATAAAACCACTCAAATGGAGAAAATTATCCAAGGTGAATATGATGCGGCTTCTCGTAGGATAACGGCTGGGATAAATGAGGACATAACTATAGATCGCAGAGGTATTAGAATTACGTCCCCTAAATTCCCTAATGAAAAAATTGTGATTCAAAGCGGAGTAATTGCTTTGTCAAAAAATGGTGCGAAAGACTGGCAAACTGCCATCACTCCAAATGGAGTAGTTGCCGAAACCATCTTTGGGAGGTTACTGGCCGGGCAAAATTTAGTTATCGAAAATGAAGGTGGTAGCTTTTTAGTTGATGCTGATGGTGTATCAATCGTTGATGGAAACTTAGCGATAACAACTACTGATAATAAAAGTAGAATTATACTCAACTCTGTAGATGGTATTAAAATACAGAAAAAATCGGGTAGTAATTGGGTAAATATGTTCTATGCGGATAGTGACGGCAACCTACATTTTTCAGGAGATTTAGACGGTGCTTCAGGTACGTTCTCAGGTGACATTGTGGGAAGTAAAATTGTGTCCGAAAATGGCAATAATAGGATTGTTTTACACAATGGTGATATTACTACTTATCAAGGTTCAAGGAAGGTTGTTGAATTGGATTGGGGCGGCCTGATGATATACGCAGCAGATGGAACTCCAAGAGGCGGTATACGTGATACTCAACAGAATGCAGTAGATATTACAAGTGTCAAAAAGAAAATTGTTTTCTCCTTTGATCCAAATAATGATGGTACTTCTAGCCCTAAAATGATTATAGGGAATGATAGCAAAGGGGATTATGTTAGTCCTTGGTGGAGACTGAAACCATTGGCAGCTTCTAGTTTTGAAATGGAAAGTGACCTTGCTGTAAAAGGTTGGGTAGAAGCAAACGAATATTTGACAGGTTCAACGGTTGATTTAAAAGAGGATATAAAACCAATGGAGGACATTGCCCTTGATAGGGTCAACAATTCGACTATAAATGAGTATTATTTAAAAGATGATCTTAAGAAAGGTGTTAAACAAAAAAGGTATGGTTTTGCAATTGGCAAAGGTCATAAAACCCCTTCTGAGGTATTGTCATATGATGGTAGGAAGGTTGATTTATACTCACACAATAGCTTAAATACAAAGGCTATTCAAGAGTTAAGTAAACAAAATGATCAGTTGAAAGCTATGGTTAAGAAATTAACTGAACGTGTTGAAGCGTTGGAAAAATAAATACATAAATATTGGAAATTATTGCAGGATATTCTCCTTATATGCCGAAATATAGTAGGTATAAAGGAGGTGTTGAGGTTGATATTAATTGTTAAATTTGAAAATAGTAGTGATCATTCATTTGAGGTTGGAAAATTTGAAAAATGGTTATCTGAAGAAATTAATGAAAATGTATCTTTAGTACCGAATAGCGAAAACAGTAAAGATGATATGTATGAATTCAAATTGAATATTGAAAACCAGGTAATTAGTTCAAAAGAAATGGAAGTTCTGAGAAATAAATATAACCGAAGTGAAAAGACAGGAAATAGTGGTTACACTTTACACACTTTGTGGCAATATTTATAAATTAATTATTACGGCATCTCCATAATGAGGTGTCTTTTTTATTGTTAAATTTAGAGAGGAGATAAACAATGAATTACAGTGTAAAAATTACTACAATCAATAATAATGAGTACGTCTTTGACAAAGTATATGAAAATGAAAACGGCGCATATTCAGAAATTAATGCAAAAAAATGGTTTAAGTTAACACAAGAAGAAGAACACCATTTTATTAATGTGAATTATATTATTTCCATTGAAGTTACGGAAAATCCAATTGACGATTGCACACCTGTTGAATATGACAGATACGGAAATAAAATATATGAAGAGCAATAGGTGGAGACATCCGATTATGGGTGTCTTTTTCTTATGCTTTAAAAAGGAGGTAGAGAATGGACAGTCATTCGTTTAATGATCCATTAATATATGCTAGAAGGAGTGGAGGGGCAGACAACCCTTTTATAGACATCACAGAATCACTAATTTTAGATAATAATGCTAAAGTGACTTTAACTGAAATACCTTCTATTTGGCATGGGTTAACTGTTGAGGGAGAAAATCAAACGTGGTTTGAAATTAGAAATGGTTTGCCTAAAGATAATGAATACATTGTTGATTATTCAAATAGACAAGTGACTTTTAATAAAAAACATATTGGCAAGCAATTTTCATTCTCTTTTAAAGGTACAGGAAATACTTTTACATCTGCAAGTAGTGTGTATACAAAAAGAAATGGTCTATCTGTAACTGAAACTTTACAGGAGATAGTAGACAATGGAAGAGAAGGCATTCAGGCTCTAAATGAGCTGAGTGGTTTTGATTATGTTAACGAATATTCTCCAGTAGAAAATTATTATAAACATAATATAGTTTCCTTTAATGGAGCAACGTTCATATCTTTATTGGATAGTAATAAAGGAAATACTCCACCTAATCCAAACTCATCTAATAGTAATCAATATTGGGGATTAATAAGTAAGCGTGGAGAGGATGGAATTGGCAATTTAGTTAATAAAACAGATATTTTCACTGCAACAGAAGGGCAATCTGTATTTCAACTTAATGGAACTTATACAGTAGGTAAAGGGAGATTAGAAGTGATTATAGGTGGTGTTCCTCAGTATTCGAATAATTTCACTGAAACCAATTCTAGTAGTTTTTCTCTTTCTGAGAGTTTACCAGCAGGTACAGAGGTAGTGGCTAAATATACAACTGTTATCTAACCAGTTATAAAGGAGATTTATATGGAAAAGGTTGCATGTGATAAGTGTGAAGCATCATTTGAAATCCAATTAAAAGAAGATAAAAAAGAAAATGGGATAATTGTAACTTACTTTATTTGTCCAAGTTGTAATCATAAATATGTTGCCTTCGTTACGGATGAAGAATGTAGGCAATTGCAGCAAGAGTTAGGTAAAACACATATTAAGTTACGTGGCAAGGAATGGAAAAAGAAGCGGAAACAATTGAAAAAGAAGATGGTAAAATTAAAAATTAAATATATTTAGGGAGAATGTGGAATGGAGAAAAGGAAAATTAATACGCTTCCCACTTTAGAAACTGCTAAAGACAGCTATGAGATACATTTATCTGAAGATGGCTATACCAAAGTTTTCAATAATAAGACAGGAAAATATCTGAAACAAACAATTGGTAAAGGTAAGGATAATTATGTTGTATGTTCTCTTGTCACTGTAGATGGCAAGTCAAAGAAAACATACTTGCATAGATTGATTGGACTGGCATTTATAGATGGATATAAAGAAGGTTATTTTGTAGATCATGGTGATAATGATAAGGAAAACAACCACATAAGCAATTTGGAATGGGTAAGTCATAAAGAAAATACACAAAGAGCAGTTAAAAACGGTTGTGGGGTGGGTAGACCAAAAAAGCCTAAAGTATATATGACTAAGCTGGAAATAAGCCAATCAAGCAATAATGGCAAAAAGCAACTTTCTTATGAAGATGTAACAAGGATATTTGCTCTATTAGATGATGATTTAAGTATGACTGAAATTGCAAAGACAATAGGTGTTAGTCAGCCAGCAGTAAGTCAAATTAAATCAGGTAAACGTTGGTCAGAGCATCCATCAAGTATTGAATATAGAAATCAGGTAATTGTATGACAGAAGAATATTACCATGTGTACAGGATATTGTTGTTTGATTTAAGAGACATGCTGGAATACAAGGTACATGTTGGAGAAGGTTTAACCGACAATGAAATTAGATTAATGGGTGTATTGGATAGTATAGCTGGAGAATAATATCTCCCTTTTTGGATATGTTAGTTACTTAAATTAAGGTGCAAATCCTTATGTATCCACCTATTTATTAAAATATTATCCAAGTAAATCGTTAATATATTTTTGTACTTTTTCGTGATCCTTAATATGCTTTATTGTTTCATCAATGAGATTCATTTTATAGGCTATGACATAGGATGTTCCAACATGACTTGGAAGTTTTAATGCGAAATGGTTAAAGATATAACTTTGATAATCATTTAGTGTTTTACAATGGGCTATTTCCTTCATATTCATAATGAACTTAAGACTAACCTTATTATCTGTATTGTTCTCCTCATGAGATAAAATATCATATTTAATAAATTCATTATCCAAATGCGCTTTTAATTTGGCTATAGAAATTTTATCCCTATCGAAATACAGTTCCGAAGAACCTACAACCTGCATCATAATATATCACCTCTTAAATGTTAGGTAAATTATACCATATTGTATGATAGAATAGTAGGTAACTATAATTGAGGAGTGATGTGTGATGGATAATAGCTTGAATATTCGTTTTACAAATAATGAGATTAATACTTATAAGCATTTTACTGACGATGACGAATTAGCTTATTTTATTTGGTTTCAAGTAAACAATGAAGAGTACGAAAGATTTATTGACTTCTTAATGCATTTGCAAACAATGAAAGATGAGTATTTTAAAGCTGAAATTAACGGTGAAGAACGTACTGTTAGATTTGGTAGTGTAAGTTATTCTAAGCATGAAAGTCACTACAAGGTACAAACAGTAATAGTGGATAAACAAGCTGATGATAAAAATAATAACAATCCTTCATTAAATGATGAAGAAAGAAGAAACCTTAGAGAGGGTTATATAAATCAAAAAATTGTTATGACCAATCTTTTAGATACGTTACAACGAAAAGGTTTATTGTCTGAGGAAGATATAACAGAAATTCATAATATATCAGTAAGTGAACGATTAAGCGAGAGAATAGTTTTATCAAAAGTAAAAGACATTGATGAGTACGATTTATAGTTACAGAAGCTGATAATTACACACTGTCAAAATGGCAGTGTTTTTTATTTTGATATTTTTAAGGGGAGGGGTGTAATAAAACTTAAGAAGCCATTATCTATTTATTAGATGGTATGAACATATCCATTTCCACGTCCCTGTTACTATAGCGATACCGATAATATAGCCATACAAGAGACAATCAAATTAGATAAACTATTGATGTATAGGGCTTTTTACGATATCGCTACGATTGCATTTTAAATTAGGAAGATAGGTAATAATATCTATTCGCAAGTTTCCTCGTCTAAGGACTCTTCTAGAGAGGTAAAGAATGAATAAAGTATTTTTGAGAAACCTTCACAAAATTCTTCATCAAACTTTACTTCATAATGCATTACCCTATCGACCAATCTGATGCCAACTACACTATTAAATAAGGATATATTAGTCTTCTCATTTTTTTTAATACTAATTTCATTACCTTGATGAGTTATTATATTTCTTATTTTTTGGTAGTTTTTTATTTGATTCCAAGCATCTGTACGAGAAGGGAAGTCAATATTGCATACTTTGCTGAGGTAATTTTTGGCTCTACCGATACCAGAATGTTTTAAATCAGACAATTTAACTTTATTTTCCTTTTCAAACATTTTGCAAAGTTGGTTTAGTTGCTTTTCAAGGTAAGAATACATACTTGTGAATAAAGATGTCCTTAAGATAGTAGGAAAGTGGTTATTAAAAGAATGGAATTCCTCTTCATAATGCATTTCATATAAAGTTTGTGCCTCTTCGTCACTTTCAACTTGTAAGGCTTCGATTTGATTTTTAAACTCCTGCTCAAGATTAGTTGATTGCTGAGAGAGAAATTCTTCAATTCTTTCAGAGTAAGTAGTAAAATACTCTAATTCATGATAAAGAAATAAAGTAAACCAAGTATTTATATATTTTACGTTCATAAAAGCACCTCGTTGTATATGATGTAAATTTATATTAACAGAAAATATTAGTGTTTGAATATAGTAGTGGGTAACAAGATGAGAAGAAAGAATAGATAAGTTAGAAGATTATAGTAGAAAAATGATAAATAAATCGGACGAATGTGAACAACTCAAAAATCTTTGGAGGTGATATTTATGTTATCAGAGAAGCAATTAAAGCTAATAGAACTACTTATTTCAGATGAGCATACAATTACGGAGGCTTTGGCTAAAGTTCAAGTTGCCAAAACTACTTTTTATGAGTGGAGAAAAGGTCAAAGTAAGCCGGGAAAAGAATTTAATAAAGCTTACGAAGAAGCATTGGAATTTAAGGTAAGAGAATCAAGAAAGAATATCCAGCAGGATGTAAATAGCCTATTGAATGAATTGAAAAAGATATCCACTAGTTCTAAAAATGACAACGCCCGTGTGCAAGCCATTAAGCAATTAATTACATATGCTGAACTTGATCCAGACTTTAAACAGCAATTAACCATTAATAACGGTGAAGAAGAAAATAAAAATAAGCTATTGGAAATGCTTAAAGCTAAACAGGAGGAGAAAGAGGGACAATAATAACCGAATGATACACAATGTAATTGAGTCACATTCAAATTATTAATATGCTGTAAACGTTGATATATCAAGGTTTATTCTATGTATTAATCTTACTTATTAAATAACCTTGCCTTTGAATGATACTTAATGTAATATATAAGTATACTAAGTATCTTTAAAGGGCGTGTATACAGTGGAATTTGTTGAACCTATTCGTGACAAGAATAAGATTGAAGCAATTAGGAAATTGTTATCAGACAACAAGAGGGATGTATTATTGTTTACTCTCGGAGTTAATTCTGCATTACGTGTAAGTGATCTTATTAATCTTAAGTGGGTGGATGTAGTAGATGATAATGGTAAGCCACATGATTACATTACCTTAAGAGATACCAAGACTAATAAACATAATAGACTACCACTTACTAAGAAGGTAAAGAAAGCTATTCAAGAACATTACCAGCAAAATTTTAAGGGTGGGGGGTTAGAACAATATCTATTCCAATCAAGGAAGGGATATAACCAACCTTTAAAGAGACAGGCAGTATGGAGAATAATAAAGGATGCTGCAAAGGATGTGGGGGTTAAAAATATTGGTAGCCACTCTCTAAGAAAAACATGGGCTTATCATAGCTATAAGGCAGGTACTGATATAGTAATCATACAAGATATGCTTAACCATTCAGCACCAAGTGTTACGTTACGATACATTGGTATCACTCAGGACGATAAGGACAGAGCAGTACTATCCCTTGACTTGTAGTAGTAGCATCATGACATGGTAGCTATGTAGTAGTCATGTGTTGTATCAATCATTGAATTGATTACAAAACAAATTAAATAAAGAAATACAAATAAAAGTAGTTTTTTATAGCAAAAGAAATGTTTGTTTTTAAATATTAATTGATAAATTTTTTATTTAAGTTTTATTGTGTGAATTGAATAGTATAGTAGACCCCTACCATTTATTTGGAGGGGTATTTTTATGGGCATAAAGCAGCTCAAAAATTTCTAACATATTTTAATAACTCGGAGTATTGGAGGTGGAAAATTGAATAATGAATAATAATGAAATGGAATTAATGTTGGAATATCTCCAGAAACACTTCAATCAAGAAGAAATTGAGTTAATCCTCAACGAATATTCCCCAACAGGTCAAAATGGTATACGTAAAATGTTATCTGAGTTGGATATGGAATACTTTGCTAGAGCTTATTTTCCTAAATATTTTAATAAGCCTATGTCTGAGTTTCATTTATCATTGATTCAAGCTATAGATGGATTAATTAAGAATGAAGGACAAAGGTTAGTTATCGGTTGTCCTCGTGGTAATGGTAAAAGCACTATATCCTCGTTTCTTGCTCCACTGTACATATTATTGTTTGAGAAATTAAGATTTCTTCTTATTGTTTCTGCTACTGAAGATACTGGTATTCCATTCCTACAAATGATAAAGGATGAAATTACTTCAAATGATGCTTTAATTGAGGATTTTGGCAAGTTGAAATCCAGTGAAAAATGGGCATCCAATGAAATTTGGCTAAATAATGATACTGCATGTATGGTAAGAGGTATAAATGGCTCTATTCGTGGTATTAGGTACAAATCCAGAAGAGTAGATATGATTCTTTGTGATGACTTAATCAAAGACGATGTAGCTGAATCAGAAACAGCTAGGGATAAGTTGGCAGAAACCTATAAATCTGCATTACTTAACTCTGGGGATGAGCATACAAGGGTATGTGTAGTAGGAACAACTGTTCATCAAGAAGATTTAATATCAGAATTACTATCTCCTGAAACTACTGGATATAGAAAATTATTCTTCCAAGCAATACGGTCATGGGCTGATAACATTCAACTATGGGAGCAATGGAAAAAAATATATACATCTCTTGAAGATCCGAATCGTGAGGACAATGCTCATGATTTTTTTATTGACAATAAAGAAGAAATGTTAAAAGGCGCAAACGTATTGTGGGAAGAAAAATACAACTATTACTATCTCATGAAAAAGTTAGTTGATGATGGTGAAGCAGCATTTTATAAAGACCAAATGTGTAAGCCAAAAGGATTGGATGAGTATGTATTCCAAAACATTCAATATTGGGAACAACTGCCATCTTTAAATGAATGTAGTTTAGTTTTATTTGCTGATCCTGCAATGGGTAAAGGTGCTAAAAAGGGAAAAGGTGACTTTTCTGCTATTACCATTATGGCTAAACATAAAGAAACAGGATATATGTATGTGATTGATGGAATTAGTCAACGAATGCCAGTAAATGACTTTGTAGAATTAATCGTGGACAAGGCAAAGCAATATGACACTCTTGAGACAATCGGATTTGAATCAGTATTATTCCAAGAAAATGTTGCTGATTTATTAAAGAAGCGTTTACTAGAAGAGGAGTTATATCATGTACGTGTATTGCCAGTTAAGCCAAGAACTAACAAGCATGTACGCATCATGAATTTACAGCCAGATGTTGTTAATGGTGTGATTAAATTTAACCGTGATTCTATGACATATAATACACAAATTAAAGATTATAACGGTAAAGGTCATGACGATGCTCCAGATAGTTTGCAAGGTGCATGGCAAATACTCAAAAAAAGAAGAAGGAAACGTTTTATAGTTGATAAACCAAAAGGTTGGTAACAGAAAGGAGGGAATATATTGACAGTAAATTTTAATAGTAAAAGACATATTCAATATAAAGAATATGAGGATATGTATGATAACTATGAAGAGGAATGGTCACAGATACGCAAATTAGATGATAAATTTGAGCATCCTTACTTACCAATAGCAATGCCAAGGGAAGTATCTTCTTTATTTAGTGATTTAGCATTCGGTAATCCAATTAATGCATTTGTTAAAGGCAATAAACAAGCTGATACTGCCATTGATGAAATAATAGAGCATAATGAATTGGATGTACAATTGTCCGAAGCAAGTTTATCACAATCTTATAAAGGTGGTATTGTAGCCAAAAATTACCTTGACAATGGTAAAAGTAAAATAACATTTGTTGAAGTCGATTATTATTTTCCTGAAGTATCTCCATTAGATAAAAGAAAAATCCTCTCTGAAACAATAGCTGTCCCATATTCAAAAGGCGAAGATAAATATTTTCATACAGAAACATATATAAATAGAAACGGTCAATATTGGTGTATTACTCAAAACTTTGTAAATAAAGAAGGTGAATTAGGTAAGTCAATAGATGAGCCTTCTGAAATAAACACTAATTTAACAGAATCACCACTTACATATATTCCATTTACAAGAAGTGGTACAAGTTTCTGGGGAGATTCATTGTATAGAGGATTGACTCCTTTATTTGATGAATTAAACCACAGGGTAACACAGATTAGCAATGTATTAGATTTACATAGTGATCCAAAAATGTGGGCTAGAGAAGGTTTATTTGATGAGGATGGTAATTTTAACATTAAAGGTAACAAGGTAGTAGAGGTTAGAGAAGAAGACAACGATCTTCCATTAGGCTATCTAACATGGAATTGGTCAGCAGATGCAAACTTTAAATTTATTGAAGATATTGTTTATAAGTCATTGCATTATGTTTCTCCATTGGCTCCTGCATTATATGGCATGGATAAGGCTAGTCAAGCAAGTGGCAGAGCAACAATAATTAAATCATGGCGTACCCAATGTAAGATTACACGTTCATATATGTATTGGAGACCTGCCTTAAAGAAGATATTGTATCTTGCTCAACAGCTACAAATAATAAGCGGTGAAAAGTCTTATGAACCAGCTATCCCTAACATAGAATTAAGCATTAATCTTCCAGTTGATTTATTAGAGAATGCACAAGCTGAACAATTGAAGGTGGAATCAGGTTTATCCTCTAAGAAGTCTGCTATATCAAGGTTAAATCCTCATATGACTACTAAAGAGGTTGAAGAAGAATGGCTAGAAATCATCAATGAAAAGAATGAAGCAAATCAACAGGAGTTTATGGCTGATATGACTGGTTTTAATCAGTCTTCTAATAGTGATACTGGTGATAATGATGAGCAATCTGAATGACTTGGATAAACTAGCAGATCAATTGGTTAAGGATTATCAGAAAGCCTACTTATACATATTAGATACCTTAGAATATCAGATTAATAGAGGATTATCAGAGAATCAATCACGATCATTATTAAGGGAAATCCAATTAGAGTTAAAAAGGTTGGATGAACAGGCTTATAAATGGTCATATGATGTGTTACCTGAGTATTATTACACAGCATTAAGCAATATAGACAAAGATGCTGCATTGTTATCTGGTGTAAATGTAATACAGGGTGGCTTAATTGTCATGCACAAAAAGGCTATTCAAGTTGCTTCTAAGTCGCTATTTGATGATTTAGCTAAAAATACTCAATATATGAGCAAACAAGCTAAGGATATTATAAGGTATCATGGCAAAGAAATTGTTGGAAGACAGGTTATTACAGGTGAAAGCCAACGTAAAACAAAAAAGGACTTACTAAAAGCATTAAAGGAAAATGGTGTTACCTCATTTGTCGATGCTGGTCAAAAGGAATGGAAAATTGATAAGTATACTTCTATGGCAGTTAGAACAAAGTCGAGAATAATCCATAATACAGGTACAATGAATAGATTGTTTGAGTATCAGGATAAATATAATGATAATGAGAATTTTGATCTTATACAAATATCAAGACATGGTGCAGCAGATTGGTGTAGGCATTATGAAGATATGGTATTTTCAATTTCTGGTAATCATCCATATTATCCAAGTGTTGATACTTTACCAAACTATCCATATCAAACATTTCATCCCAACTGTAAGCATGTATGGTTATCTTATATGCCAGAACTTAGGGGGATAGGTGAAACTGTATCTAAAAAGTATCAGAATAGAACTATTAAAGATTTAAACAAAGAAGATTATCACAAGCGGAAAGCTATGTGATTTTTTACTGTCTAAAAATATCGTGACTGAACACGTTAAAATGAGAATGGAGTGTTAAGCAATGGAATTTTTAAAGAATATGTTTATGTATGAAGCAGATAATGGAACAAATGCAGGTGGTAATAATCAATCTAATAATAATGATGATAATGATAAGGGGAATCCGAGTGACGACTCGAAAAATACGGATAAAACTATTCCCTATGAAAGATTCAAAGAGGTTAACGATAACTTTAAACAAGTTAAAGATGAATTGGCTGAATTGAAAAAGAAACAACAGGAAGATGAGGAAGAAGATAAGCGGAAACAGGGTGAATATGAATCTCTATATAATGATTTAAAATCCACACATGATCCATTAAAAGAGCAATTTGATGCTTATCAGGAAGTATTTAAAGAGATGCTTCAAAATAGGCTTGATGAAGTTCCTGAAGATTTCCGTGATTTAATTCCAAATGGTAATGAATTGGAACAAATGAAATGGATTGAGAATGCTACTAAGAAAGGTTTGTTCAAGAAAAATAATGTTCAATCCTTTGGAAATAATGGTAACAATCCGGGTGAATATGCCAATGTTACACAAGAAGATTTCAATAAGATGAGATTTTCTGAGAAAGTAAAGTTAAAGAAAGAAAACCCACTATTATATAACAAATTAATTTAAATAGACCTTTGAAGGAGGTCTATTTTTTATTGTCTTTTCGGACTTAGACGTTAAACAAAGTTACAAAAATAAAATATAAGGAGTGTTCATAAATTATGGCACAAACAAAAGCAGCAGATTTAGTAAATGTAGAAGTAATGGAGGATGCAATTTCAGGTAAACTGGAAAAAGCAATTAGATTCGCTCCATTTGCAAGAATTGACGATACTTTAGAAGGGCAAGCAGGAGATACTATTACCCGTCCTAAGTATGGTTACATTGGTGCAGCAGAGGATTTAGTTGAAGGTGTTCCAATGGATCCAGCAAAACTAAGCATGACTACTTCTCAAGTAACTGTTAAAGAGGCTGGTAAATCAGTTGAGGTTACTGAGAAAGCGATTATCACTAATTTAGATGGTACTGTAGAAGAAGCAGAAGGACAAATTGTAAAGTCATTATCCGATAAAGTTGAAATTGACTATCTTGCAGCATTGGATAGCACTTTGTTATCTTTCAATGGTGAAGCAACTACTGTTGATGCAATTATTGATGCAGTAGATGTATTTGATGATGAAGATGATGAGGATTACATCCTTTTTATTAACAACAAGGATTATTCTAAACTAGTTAAATCTTTATTTAACGTAGGTGGAGATGTTGCTAAGACAGCCATTACTAAAGCTGAAGTTTCTGAACTAGTTGGAGTGAAAGACATTGTTAAAACTAAGCGAGTGCCTCAAGGTACTTCTTACATTCAAAAACAAGGTGCAGTAGAAATTGTCTATAAGAAGCGTCCTAATATTAATAAAGATGCTGACATTCTTGCACGTACTGTAGTTCTTGCTGGAAACCAATATTACACTGTTAATCTATTCAATGATTCTGGTGTAGTTAAAGTTAAGAAAACTGTCTAACATACATAATTAATGGAGGGGTTTATTCCCCTCTATCTTTATTTTTGGTTAGAAAGGAGTTGTTTAAATGTTATTGAGGCGTAGACATAGAAAAAATAAAGTTCAAAAACCAAAAGAAGAAGTTAAAACACAGAAAAAAGAGACAAAGAGTAAAAGTCCTAAAAAGTCGGATACTTCATCAACTAAAAAGAAGGTGAAGGGTAATGGTGGAACTAAGCAAAGCAAATAGTTATTTAGAAAGTCATCTCTTTAATGAGAAATGGGTGGATAAAACTGATCCAGTTAAAGAATCTGCATTAAACACGGCAGAAAATATCCTTTTAAGCCATTTTAATTTTCGTGATGGTGCTGAAATAACTGATAACTATTTCCATGCGGTATGTGAACAAGCTATTCATTTATTAAATTTTGCTCCTGAACGTTTTAAGTTACAGCAAGAAGGAGTCACTTATTATGCCGTGGATGGTATCACCTTCACTATGAAAAGTGGATTAATCTCACAAGTTGCTAAAGGGTTTCTGAAACCAATTATTAAATTACGTGTTGGTGAGGCAAAATGATTAACGATTTATTGAATCAAGATTGCTTTATTATTAAAACAGTAAGAGATTCCTATGGTGACTATATTCAGGGTGATCCTATACATACAGATTGTAGAACAAGTGAAAAATTTGAGAATGTCAAAAATAAAGCTGGTGAGGAAGTAGTATCCAGTTTGAGATTTTGGCTTCCTAAAGATGTTGACATAAATGAAAAAAATTTAACTGATACGCTAATCAGATACCACGATAAGGATTATTCCATTATTTCCATGCAAAATAGGATTGATTTAATGGGCGAAACGTTATTTAAGGTGGTGTATGTATAAATGGATTTCAAAGATTTAGCACTTGAGTTTTCCAAGGCATCTAGACATATGAAGGGTATTATGAAAAAAGGTGTTGATACTTCAACAGAGGATTTACTATCACAATCTAAGAATCTTGCCCCACTTGATGAAGGTGGATTAAGGGAGAATGGTAGTACAACTCCAGCAAAAGTAAGTAGGCATGATATCACTGGTGAAGTAGGCTATTCCAAGGAATATGCTTTGAGAATGCATGAGGATATGTATCAGCCTTCGACTCCCGGCACAGGTAGAAAATATCTTGAAAAACCAACTAAGGAAAATGAAGAAAAGTATGCAGATTACTTAGGAAGTTTAGTAGGGGATGCGTTTGATGAGTAACTTAAGAATTCCAGTTGGTTTATGTGATATTACATATGATGGAAAGACATACTCAAATCTTGGAAGTGAAGCATTATTTGAGACAGATAAAAAGTATAAAAAAATGAATCATGGTCAACAGCAAATTAAATATATGCTAGAAGAATATGTAGTTTCTTTAACTCTTTCTCTAAGTGAAGAAAATTATGAAACTTTAAAACTAGCAGATCAATCTCTAAAAGATTACAGTGGTGGACTGTACGATAACCCTTCTAAAATAGATTACGATGGAAAAGAATTAATAATTCACCCTGTAGAATCAGGAAATGACAAAACTTATGATATTGTTATCTTTAAAGCCATAGTTGACCCTGAAAATCCCATGATACGTACCTTTTCTAAGGGTGCTGACACAATAAATATTAGATTTTTAGGGCAGCCGAGCAAACAAATTGCAGGTAATACATTTAAATCATATTACTTTATTGGTGATCCTGTTAAGGCAGGTGTATAGATTGTTATTAGATGTGATTTCAAAGGAAGTTGAAGTAAATATTATTGATTTAGTAGATAATAAGAATCTCTTTAAGAACTATTATCCTGATAATCCAAATAATATTGTTTCAATAATTGATGGGGGTGGCTATCCTCCAAATAGGTATTCTCCAATTAGAGAAAAGACAATTGAATTTAAAATCCGTTCTCAACGGTATCCGGATGGCGTTGAACTAGGTAACAAAATATTTAATTTATTTCACTCAAAAGAGAAGTATTCTTTGGGTGATTTTTTTATTACAGCAAGTTATGTGAGTAGTGAATTAACTTATTTATATGCAGATTCACAAAACAGAAAAGAATTCTCGCTGGAATTAGTTTTTCAGTATCAATATTAGAAAAATAAGGAGTGTTTTAAATGGCACAAGATTTAAGATTAACAATTGGTATGGCAGATATTACAGTTGGTGGAGTAAAAGTACCTAATCAAGCAGATGCAGCAGTATTTGCAGCAGAGCCTAGAATGATTGAGGTGGATTTATATACTGCACCAGTATATGACAGGTTGGTTGAAGGATGGGATGCTTCTGTAACTATTACAGTTGATGAAGAATCCTATGAAGCCTATAAAATGGCACTGGCAGGAGTTGAGGAACTTCAAAATACAGGAGAAACAGTTGGACTTCAGGATGGTGCAGGACTTAAAAGTTTACGTAAAACGGCTCAAGAAGTTGTTATTCACCCTGCCGATTTACCAGCAGAAGATAAAAGCTTTGACATTACTTTGTTTAAGGCTATTCCTACAAGTTCATTAGAACGTTCATATGGAAAAGAGAAAACAAGTTATGAGATTACTCTAACTGCATTACATAATACAGGTGATTATAAGAAAGCTGGCAATTACTTCCGTATTGGTGAAGATGCTCCAGCAGTTTAAGGGGGAATAGATACATATGGCAAAAAGTAAAAAAATTAAATTAAATGGTGAACAAGTAGAAATTAAAAAGATTCCAATTGGTAAGTTTTCTGAACTAATGTTGGCAATAGACAATTTACCTTCTCTTGTTAGTGAGGCTATTTCTTTTGAGGAATTAGAAAACCTTAACAATGAGATTCTTCTTACTAAATTACCAACTTTACTTGCAAAGGCTCAAGATGACATTTTCAAACTTGTTTCTGTAGCAAGTGGTGTGGAAAATATTGAAGAATTGGATTTCGAAGAGTTCTTTGATGTTGTTACTACTGTGATTGAATTGAATAATATTCAAGCTATTGTGAGTAAAGTAAAAAACTTGGGAAAGGTTCTGAAGGCGAAAGTCAATTAAATTCAGAGCCACAACCTATAGAAGAAGTAATTCTAGAGTTTGAATTGAATGTAATCGATTTATATGCTTCTCAATATCATTGGACAAGGGAAAGAATCATGGAAGATGTGTATCTTGATGAGTATTTTATTCAGCAAGATATTATAGAAAAGCGTAAACGTCAAGATTATGCGAAACAAGCTCAATTACATATTATACCTAATTTAGAGAAGAAGGCACTTGAGAAATTCTTTGAAGAATTAACCAAAGAGGATAAGCCAAATTTAGCAGGAAAGCATGTAAAAACTGACTTTGATGCTATTAAGAGGGCTAAGGAACAACTAAATAATATGTGATTTCAGGGAGATGTCCTCAAATGGATGTCTCCCTTTTTTTGTTTTTTATAGAAAAGGTAGGTGAGACTTATGGGTAAACAATATTCAGTCGTTACCAAAATAACAGCCAATATTTCTGACTTTATGGCAAATATGAAAAAAGCAGAGGATAAAGCTCAAGGGTTGAATAAGAAAGTAAAAGATAGTCTTGATAAAGTTGGTAATGGTTTTAAAAATACTGGAACTAACATGACTAAATATTTAACTGTCCCTTTAGCTGGTATTGGTGGGTTAATGATGAGGACAGGCATAGACTTTGAGAAATCTATGTCAAATGTCCAAGCTATTTCTGGGGCTACTAGTGGAGATTTAGAAAAGTTAAAGAGTAAAGCAAGAGAAATGGGTAAGAATACATCAAAGTCTGCAAGTGAAGCAGCCGATGCATTGGGATATATGGCACTTGCAGGTTGGGATACAAATCAAATGATGGATGGTTTAGAACCAATATTACGCTTGTCTGAAGCAGGTAATCTTGACCTTGCTAGGGCATCTGATTTAGTAACAGATAGCATGAGTGCATTGGGGATCGAGACAAAAGACTTGCCGGGCTATTTAGATAAAGTTGCTCAAGCATCGAGAAATTCTAATACCGATGTAGATTCTTTAATGGAGGCATTTTTAATTTCAGGCGGTACGTTTAAAAACTTTAATGTACCCATTGAGGAAGCTTCAGCCTTATTAGGAGTACTAGCAAATAGAGGTTTTAAAGGTGCAGAAGCTGGTACAGCAATGAATGCGATTATGACAAACCTTACTAGTGGTACAGGGGCAGCAGGAAAGGCACTTGAAGAATTAGGCATATCTGCATTTGACTCAGAAGGTAACTTCAAAGGCATGGAAACTGTCTTAAGGGAAGTTAAAGATAAAATGGCAGGTATGACTGATGAGCAAAAGGCTCAATACATAAGTATGATAGCTGGTAAAGAACATATGAAAACATTTAATGGTCTTATGTCTGGCTTGGGTGATGAGTATCAGGGGTTAAAAGGTGATATAACTGATTCCGATGGTGCATTGAATGATATGGCTTCCACTATGCAGGATAATGCTCAAGGTAAAATAGAACAATTAAAATCAGCACTTGGTGAATTATCGATAGTTGTATCCGAGAAAATAATTCCCTATTTTACAAAAATAGTTGAAAAGGTAACTGATGTAATAAATTGGTTTAGTGGTTTAGATGATGGTATTCAAAATACAATTTTAATCATAGCTGGAATAGTGGGAGTTATCGGGCCTGTATTAGTGGTATTTGGAGCAATTGCAAGTGGAATTAGTGCAATTATAGGAGTAGTAACTACTCTAGCACCTTTATTTGGTGTACTAGTAGGAGCAATAGGCGCAATTTCAGCACCTGTCTTGATTGTTGTTGGAATTATAGCTGCACTTGTTGCAATTGGTGTTGCTCTCTGGAAAAATTGGGATACCGTAAAGGCTAAAGCGAAAGAAATTTGGAGTTCAGTTACCAAAACTGTTTCAGAAATGGCAAGCAAAGTATCTAATAAGTTTAATGAAATGAAGGATAAGGCTATACAGAAGGTTACTGATTTAAAGAATAAAGCCGTAGAAGGATTTTCAAATTTGGGTAACGGTATCAAAAATAAGGCTATAGATGCAAAAAATAAGGTAGTTTCTACCGTTACGTCACTTAAAGATGGCTTTATCTCTAAAGTAAATTCGCTTAAAAGTTCAGTGGTTAATTCATTTGTTAATTTAGGAAACGGAATAAAGCAAAAGGTAAGCGATGCAAAAAATAAAGTAATTAGTTATGCAGAAAATTTGAGAGAAGGGTTTGTCTCTAAAGCAAATTCTTTAAAATCATCTGCTACAGATATTTTTAATTCTGTAAAATCTGCTATAGTAAATCCAATAAATAAAGCAAGAGACTTGGTTAAATCAGCCATTGACAAAATAAAAGGCTTCTTTAGTGGTTTAAGTGGAAAACTTAAGTTTAAGATTCCTAAACCAAAACTTCCTCACTTTAGTATAAAAGGAAAACTTTCTTTAAAGCCGCCTAGTGTTCCATCTATCGGAATTAATTGGCATGCAAAAGGTGGAATATTTAATAAGCCAACTTTATTTAATACATCAAATGGCGTACATGGAGTTGGGGAAGCAGGAAGTGAAGCAATAATCCCTCTAAAGCCTTCTGTTTTAGGTCAAATTGGTAAAATGATTGCAAACACAATGGATCTTGATATGGGTAGTAGAATTAATAGTCTAATAAATAGCTTTGATCCAAGAAGTATTATTTCAGCAATGCAATCTAATGAAAATCAACAAATGCAGAATAAAATGAATCAATCTGATAATGTAGTTGAGAAGAACATAACTATAAATCCTTCCTTTACATATAATATTGACGGAAATGCAGATGAACGTATGTTGCAAAAGAATGCAGATTATACTATAAATAAGCTTAGAAAAGAATTTGGCAATATAGGCGTTAACATTTAATATTAAGCACTCACTAGGTCAATTATGGCTTGGTGGGTGCTTTTTTTGTTTTTTCCACTTCTTCTTTAATACTTCTTATAACCTCTGGCAGATTTCTATGAATTTTACTGCCACTAAACCTCAAAACAGTCCATCCTCTTTCCCTCATATATTTATCTCTTTTTCTGTCATGTGCTTTTTGTTTAGCTGATGAATGATATTTTTTTCCATCACACTCAACAGCAACTAATTGATGAGGAAAAGCAAGATCAATCCAATACTTACCTACTCTATATTGTGGGGTAGGGTATAAGCCATTGTTTAACAATCCTCTAAATACTCTTCTTTCAATTGGTGATTCACACTTACTTATTTCTGATTCATATGCACTTTTGGGAATAGGCATATTCCATAACTGGATTATTCCGTGTATTAACCAGACAGTAAATGCAATTAATCCTAAAACTATAATGAATCCCACTACAATACACCTCAT